ATGACCAATCTTTAGTAGCGTGTAATTTACCAACTATTGTAATACTACTACTGGCTGATTCATTTGTAACATCATCAACAGGAACAAGTGTTATTTCATCGCTTGTTACTTTAACAATTTCATAATCACCATTATTAGCACTATTCGATGCACCAGACACCGTAATAGTCATATTTTCTTTAAAGCCTTGTTCTATAAATTGTTTTGTGCTGTCTCTTATAAAATCATTGTGTGATTTGCCTGTAGCATCAGGATCACCTTCTACAAAACTTATAGTGCTTGCTGTGTATGTTGGCAATAATTCTGCTACGCCAATTTCATCTGTTTGTACTGTAGTAACTACAGTTGTAGCGTTAGTACGGCTTGTTATTTTAGCATAACCTTCGTATATCTTTATAATACGACCAACATCCGTAGTTTCAAACAAATCAGCCGATGATGTTATTGTGCAACTGCTACCAGTTCGTGCATTAGCTGTTAATGTCGTTGTTGTACTGTTTTCATCTAAATACGGCCCATTTACAAAATCTGGTGTTGTTAGTGTCCAAGTTGTATGCGCTGTTCGTGTTAATTTTCTTGGTTCATGGTCAACGTGTGTTAAATACATAACATCCGCTGATTGTGTAAACTTTATGTCCGCTACTTGCGCTGTCGTATAAGGTGTTGTTACTTCAAATATCTTTGCAGAAGTACCAGCAGAAGAATACGCTGTATAACCTGTAGAATTAATATTATTGCCATCTACATCTTGTATTTGAAAAGTATTTGTTGTTTTGTTTTTTACAACAAAAGTTTTACCGTTAACTTCTGTCATGCCTACTACGCTATTAATAATAACATGATCATCATTAGAATACCCATGACTATTAGCTGTAACAACTGCTGGATTAGCTTGTGTTATAGCAGAAATAGTTTTTGTCGATTCGGTAACAATACCGCCATCGCGAAATACTCTAAAATATAAATTACCAAATTCTAATATATAAGTATTAGCTGTCGTTGTATTAAATTCAAACGGTACTAATCTTACAGCAGTCGCACTTGATTTTACTTCGTGTATAAATTTAGTGCCTGGGCGTCTGGCTGCACCACCTGCAGGATGCACAACAAAATTTGTTAAACTTTTTGCCGCATTAGTGTACCGTGTTAAATCGGTACGACCATCTAATAAATCACTTATTTCGCCAGAAGTGAAATTTGTAAAAGAGGTGGTGGCTCGCATTAGAACCTCGAATTAATAAACGTATTAGAATGTATGACACCATAATCAACACCTTCTGTTCCTGGCATACCTTCAGTAGCATCAACAAAACGTGCTTCGCTTAATTTTTGATTATACATTTCCCACATAGTTGCTGTTAAAGCGTTATTATTTGTAATAGCATAGGCTATATCTGCTGCTAGTCGTGCAGATAAACATTCTATTAATAACATATCATATTCGTTAGGGTCAGTTATACGCCCTACATATTTTATCTTCATAGTAGAATTATTGGAAGCTATTGTTCTTCCTTCTACTTTAAAATCTGTATCTAAATCTTCTACTCGTAAAACACGCAAACAATAAGGATCTGTTGGTAAATTAAAAGCATAAGTATATTCCCAATCAGGTGCTGTAGTGTTTTGCGCTAATGATGCTCTTTTTACTAAGCAATTCCAAGGATGCGCTCTAAATACTGAATCACGGACAAACTCGTAGCGTTGGTTACAGATACGGGCAGCAACACTATCTTCTGTTAAAGAATTTATGTTAGATGCGCCTAAATTATTTAATGCACTATTTGCTATATCAACGTCTGAAGCCATTGTTTTTTCCTAAATAAAAGGGAGAGAGCAGCAAACGCTTGCTCTCTCCAATTTGTATTAATCGATAACGTAAAGCATTTTTAGTTCGACTAAACCAGTACCATTGGCACCAGCAATACTTACAGTAACAGGAAGCCCATCACCGTCTGCGTCAACAACAGAGTTTTTACCAAGCGCTGCAGTAGCGGCTACATCAACTGTAGTAATTGATGTAGAAGCGGCTGCTGCTTTATACTCATCAACGTCAGCAGCTACGTCAGTACCCGCTGCATTTTTATAAGCTGCATGGCCTACAGATGCTGTTGTAGAAGAACCTAAAGCTGCATGCGTTAATTCACCAGACAATATTCTTGCACCGTTTGGTAAATTAAACATATGAATGTCTGATTGTTCAGCAGATGCGGTATAAGAACCGTATGCTACACGAACACGACCACCCATTTCATTAGGTTTAATTGCTTCAGTCGGATTATTTTGATCCCATTTAGTCTTTTGATCAGAATAAACTGTACCCATTTTATAATCCTCCCTTACTCGTTACAAGCTATTTGCACAACTTTTTCTTCTTCCATGCGGGTTGCCCCAATAGACATGCAATAGTAAACTTGTGTGCTGTAGCTTTTGTCCGCTCTTTCCGTAATCTGAGCGTTAACATCTTTACCGATTCCTAATTTAACACCATCTTCTGCCCAGGCTGGACATAATCTGGATGTACCATCGTCAGTTAGACGATTAGTAACGATAAATTTAAAACCAACAAAAGTGTCTATATCACCTTGAACAAGCGCTTTAACAGTATTAAAGTCTGCTGAAGTAACTGTTGTATTATTTAACAAATCTTCAATTTGTTCTGGTGATACCGCTATGTATCTCGGAATAGACGGATCGATTGAATTAGCGTCAAGAAGTTTCTTAGCGCTTACTAATTTCGCAATAGTCAAACCTGCGGAACCATGAGCAATTTTTTGCCCTGCTGGTAAAGCTGTTGCAGTTGAACCTGCTTTACCTGTTTGTGCATTACCGTTCATTGCGGCAATAATCACATCATCCATTGATCTTCCCATCGCTGCTGCTGCTGCTCTTGCATATGTAGAAGTTGGATCTGCAAGCATTCTGACTTTATCAACAGAATCTATAAGATCGGCCCACTCATAATCGCTAAGAGTAACCATACGTCTCGTATGTGGAGTTTCCATTAATGGGGTATCACCATGACGAGTTGTACGAACAACAGCGGCTGCTTTTCCGACTTGATCGAAAAATGCTTTCTCTCCAGTAATAGTCTCTGAATCTACAGTAGCACGCAAAAGGGAACCCATTTGCTGTGATAACATAGTAATATTCGAAGAAAATTGCTGAACGAAAGCTGTACTCACTTGTGTAGACATATAAGCCTCCGTGTTATTAGTTAATAAAAAAGCAAGTGCTACCCTGTATAACAAGACACTTTAACATTAAGTATGCTACCTCCAACTTAACGCTGTTGGCTCGGTAGGGGCTTACGCTTATCCTACTCCTCGACTTCTGGATGTAAATATTCCATTAGTCGTGAAACTTCTGCGACAACGGCTGCATGATCTGGATGTTTGTTATTCCAGTACGGCCCTTTATCTTTAGGGTCGCCACGCAACATTGCTATTTCTTTTTGTGCATCTTCTGGTGTAAGAGATGGCGTTTGTTTAGCGCCAATAATCTTATCTTCTCCTACTTTAGAATTTATATAATTACCAATGTTAGCCATAGTTTTTATAAACTCTGGAGAATTGCCCAATGCAATACCGTCTTTTGTCATAATTTCTGCAAAACCTTCTGGGGCAAATTGCTCTAGTATGCCTTTAGCTTCGTCTAATTTCTGATCAAACGCCTTACCCCATTCTTTTTTTAGGGCTACTTCAGTTTCGCTTTTTTGTATTTCTATATCTTGTTCACTTATTTCTTCATTTGCAGGAGCCATTTCGCTTGTCTTTGCTATGTACGCTTCAAATATCTTTTGCGCCTGGCGATTATTTAATCCTGCATCATGCGCCAAATCTTGGTACCAACTTTTAATATCGCCATCAATAGCTTCTGTTCCTTCTGGGTTTTTTAATTCATAACCCTCTGCTGATTCTGGCCGACCGAGTTTAGTATATACACCGTTCCAATCATCATCATTAGCCCAATTACCAGGAATAGCTATTTTCTCGGCACCGACCATAGATTGTGCATGAATGGCTGTTTTGGCTAATGTTTCCACATCATCCATATTGTGTATTAAACTGTTATTTTTTATATCGTCTGGGAGACTTGCTTTCCAATCAGACGGTGCTTGCCCAGTTTCTACTGGAGCATCCGCTACCTGTTCTTCTGCCATGTTTTTTTATCCTTCCGCTATTGTTTGTTGGTTAAGTTTTTCTTCTTTTAATAAATGCAGTACATACAGTACGACACTTCTTTGCCCCTCATGGACAAAACTCAAATCCCGGTTGTTATCAACAAATGTCATTGTTTCTATATGGAACCGTTCTTTTAAATCTTCTAAGACTTGTTTGCCGTCATCGGTTGCAAACATTCTTTTATAGGTTTCTATGCGGTCTTTTTCAGTTTTAAACATTTAAATTAATGTTTTCTTCTTAGCAGTTTTAGCGCTTCT